CCGCGACCGCCTCTACGTCTTCACCTCGTCCACCGACTTCACGCCCGAGGTCCCGTACACGAAGCTCGGCGCGCTCGCCGTCCTCGAGCACGGCGGCGACCACCACGCCGCCGCGAAGGCCCTCGCCGCCGCCGGGTTCGGGCAACGCGCCACCGCCCTGCGCCCCGTCCCCGACCACCCGACCGCCGACGACCTCGCCGGCCTCATCGCACCCACCGCCGACGGCACCACCCCCACACCGCCCGCACCGCGGCCGCAGCTCCACGTCGTCGACGACCCCACCCCCGCGCCCGACGGCCGGATCGCGACCCCCGACCAGGACAACACCGCCCTCCTGTTCGTCGACGCCCACGCCGACACCGTCCGCTACGCCACCGGCCGCGGACGCTGGCTCACCTGGACCGGGCACCACTGGTCCGTCGACGACCGCGAGCTCGTCCGCGAGCACGCCCGCGCCCTCGTCCGCCGCCTGCCCGGCGGCGACGGCTGGGACGCCTACCGGAAGAAGGCTCTCAGCGCCCGAGGCGTCACCGACGTCCTGCGCCTCGCCCAGTCCGACCAGCGCATCGTCGTCGCCGCGAAGGAGCTCGACGCCCGCCCCTACGAGCTCAACACCCCCGCCGGCATCGTCGACCTCCGCACCGGGACGCTGTCCCAACCCGACCCCGCCGCCCTGCACACCCGCACCACCACCGTCGCCCCCGACATGAACGCGCCCCACCCCCTGTGGGACCGGTTCCTCGGCGACACGTTCGCCGGCGACCCCGACATGATCGGCTTCGTCCAGCGGGCCGTCGGCATGTCCCTCGTCGGCGCCGTCCTCGACCAGGTGTTCTTCTTCGCCCACGGGTCCGGCGCCAACGGCAAGTCCACGTTCATGTCGACCCTGCAGCACGTCGTCGGTCTCGGCGCCGACGGGTACTCCGGGCAGGCCCCCGCCGAGATGCTCCTCGCGACCCGCAACCACGGCCACCCCACCGAGCTCGCCCGGTTGCAGGGACAGCGCCTCACGGTCACCTCGGAGATCAACGAGGGCCAGACGTTCGACGAGGCCCGCATCAAGTCCCTCACCGGCAAGGACACCATCAGCGCCCGGTTCATGCGCGAGGACCTGTTCGACTTCACCCCGACCCACACCCTGTGGGTGCTGTCCAACCACGAACCCGAGGTCCGTGTCGGCGGCCTCGCGTTCTGGCGGCGCGTCGTCATGGTCCCCTTCGTGCACACCGTCCCCGAGAACGCCCGCGTCAAGGACCTCGAGGAACGACTCATCGCCGAAGAGGGCCCCGCGATCCTCGCGTGGGCGGTCCGCGGCGCCGCCGACTACTTCGCCCGCGGCCTCGCCGCCCCCGACGCCGTCACCGCCGCCACGAAGGCGTACGAGATCGACCAGGACACCGTCGGCGGGTTCGTCACCGACTGCTGCGTCACCGGCGACCCGAACCGGCAGGACCTGCGCGTGCGGTCCGCGCAGCTGCGCACCGCGTACGAGCGGTGGTGCACCGACGCCGGCGCGACCCCCATGGCCCCGAAGTCGTTCACCGTCGCGCTCCGGTCGAAGTACGGGGTCCGCAGCGAACGGTCGAACTCGGCCCGGTACCTCGCCGGCATCCGCCTCAACGACGTCGACGACAGCGACGGTGACGCGTCACGGGACGCGTCACCGACGCTCGACGAACGCCTCGACAAGCAGGGCTGGTAGTAGCCCATGACAACGAAACGTGACGCGTGCAAGCCCGATCGTGACGCGTACCCAACGCACGCGTCACGCCCTCTGACCTGCGGAAGTGACGCGACGTGACGCGATGACGCGACTTTCCAACATGCGGCCCTACGCGCGCACATACGCGCAGGCGTTGCCGTCAACCCCAACTCGGCGTCATCGCGTCACGACCACCACCGAAGGAGGCACCCGGTGACCGCGCTCTTCGACCTCGAACCCGACGACCTCGACGTCGCCGCACACTCGGAGCCCGCATGGGTCGCAGCGTTCACCCGCGCCCACGGCGCCACCCCCACCCTCGCGTCCGGACGAGCCCTTCCACGCCCCTGCCCCCGCTGCGGACGCTGGACCCTCGTCGGCCTCGACGCACCCCGCTGCGCCGGCCTCGCCCGCACCGACCCCCACCCCCTCACCCCCCAGCTCGAAGCCGCCGCCGTGATCCTCGCGACCCCCACCTGGCAGCTGTGGAACTTCGTCGGCCGCCACGAGCTCACCCCCCGCTACGAACCCGGCGTCCCACCCCTCGCCCGCCTCGAACCCGCCGACCACGTCGTCGTCCTCGCCGCCCACGTCTGCGGGCGCCCGCCCCTGTCCCGCGCCACGCTGCGCATCCGCTCGCCCCGCACCGCCACATCCACCGACGGCGTCCCGCCGTTCTGATCCCAGGAGCACCCGTGACCAACCGCCCGAAGAACATCGGCACCGCCGCCGAAACCGCAGTCGTCCGCGCCGCCCGTCGGCTCGGCTTCCCCCACGCCGAACGCGTCGTCCTCCACGGCTCCACCGACATGGGCGACGTCCGCCTGACCCCCGGCCTCACCGCTGGCGTCATCGTCGAGGTCAAGGGCGGCCACGCCGCCGAGGTGGCCTCCGACATGCAGGTCCTCGTCTGGCTCGCTGAGACCGAGACCGAACGCGTCAACGCGAACGCCGACGTCGCGCTCCTCGTCACCAAGCGCAAGGGCCACGGCCCCGCGCGCGCCAACACCTGGTGGGCCCACCTCACGATCCAGGCCGTCGCCGCGCTTACCACCGGCCACCTCGCCTGGAGCCACGACCTCAACGACCTGCCCGTCCGCATGCGCCTCGACACCGCCCTCGTCCTCCTGCGAGCAGCCGGCTACGGCCAGTCCCTCGACGACCTCGACGGCCTCTTCGGCGAGGAGCACGCAGCATGACCGACATCAAGACGATCCGCGAGCACCTCTGCACCGCCCAGCACTACAACGAGCACGGCATGCGCCTCGTCACCGTCCACCAGGCCCTCGTCGACCTCTGCGACGTCCTCCGACCCCTCGGGCCCGACGGCAAGCACGACGACCGTCACACACCCCTCTGCGGCTGCGACGTCGACGCCCTCAACGAGACCTGGTGGAACGAGCACTTCACCACCCCCGACGACCTCGTCGCCGAGACGTCTCGGGGGTGTCTCGTGTGTGTTGACTGCCGTGTGGACGATGGGTGCATGGGTGGTGTGAGGAAATCAGCACACGGCGGCGATGTGACGGTATCCGCACATGCGGTCGACGTGGGTGTGCTCTCGGCGGTGGTGCGGGCGGCGCTCGTCAACGCGGGCATCGTCTCCGGCGACCGGACGGGCGTCGACGTGGAGCGGGTCGTCGAGGGCGACCTGTCGTACGTGACGCGCGCCGTGGCCGGGTCGGTGGCCGCGCACCTCGAGCTGCATGCGCGGCGCCCCGTGCCGGCCGTCGCCACGCGTCGCGTCGATGAACACGCCGACCGCGCGAGCGCGTGGTGCGACTACCGCAACGACTTCGGCGTCACCGACATCGACACCGCGCACAAGGCCTTCCTCGCCGGCTGGGACGCCGCCCACGGGCGCACCGACGAGAGCGTGCTCCGATGAGCGGCGCGATCCCCCTCGAGCAGCTCCACCCGAACCCGCGGAACGTCCGCGACGACCTCGGGAACCTCGACGAGCTCACCGCGTCCATCCGCGCCGTCGGACTCCTCCAACCCCTCGTCGTGACGAAGCGCGCCGGGGGCGGGTGGACGATCGTCGACGGGCACCGCCGCTACCAGGCCGCCCTCATCGCCGGCGCGAAGGCGCTCCCCTGCGTGGCGCGTCGGGACGCCGGCGACGAGACCGCGGTCATGCTGGCCGCGGCGATGCACAAACAGCTCACGCCGCTCGAGCAGGCCCGCGCGTTCGACGCCCTGCGCCGCCGCGGCCTCGGCGTCGCCGACATCGCCGCCCGCACCGGGTACACGACGGCGACGGTGCGGGGCCGGCTCGACCTCCTCGGTCTGCCCGTCGAGGCGCGGCGGATGCTCGAGCGGGGGCAGCTGACCGTTACGGACGCGACGGAGCTCGCCCGGCAGGTCCGCGCGGCCGGGGCGGGGTCGACGCGGGCGGCAGTGAAGCGGTCGGCGTGGTTCACGAAGTCGCACCGCCTCGCCGCGGTCGTCGCCGAGTCGTGCACCCACGGTGACGACAGGACGCTCGTCGGCGGCGTCGGGTGCGGTCAGTGCTGGGAGGCCGCGATCCGCGACGACGCGGCCACGCTCGGCGGGAGCGTGGCCGCATGACGGAGCGCACCGACCAGTACGCGACCGCCGCGTGGACCTTCGCCACAGCGCTCGGCCTCGATCCCAACCGGGTCGTCCTCGACGGCGGCGTCCGCATCGACCTGTGCGGCGTGCTCGAGGTCACCGAGTTCGAGATCCCGAAGCGCGTCGTGTTCGACGCCTACGGCGCGCCCGTGGTCGCGACCCGGACCCGTCGTCTCCGTGTCACCGTCACCGAGGAGGAACCGTGATCGTCGTCGACGAGCTCTACACCACCGCCCGCACCCTCACCGCCGCACCCCACGGCCTCCTCCGCCGCGTGGGCGCCCTCATCCCCCACGCCACGAACGTCGTCGCCGAGTCGCAGCTCGGGGGCCGCGCCGACGTCCACCGCATCCCGTGGAACGGGCCCGCCGCGAACCTCGCCCTCGACATCGCCGCCCAGGTGCGCCGGCACGAGTCCACGCTCACGCTGATCCTGTTCCGGACGGCCAGGTTCCGGCCCGACGGCGACCGCCACACGTTCGACGCCGTCACGCGCCTGCCCGTGCTCATCGACCACGCCATTGCCCAGGGGCACGCCCGCCGGCCCGCCGTCACCGACGCCGCCCACGACCTGGTCGCGTGGGCGCGCCGTTGCCGGCTCCTGCTCGACGAAGCGCGCGACGACGAACAACCCTGGACGCCCGCACCGTCCGCGCTCCCGCCCTGCCCGGAGTGCAACCGGCGGCTGTTCCTGGCGCCGGGGTGGCAGTACGCCGGCGAGGGCGCCGACGTCGTGTGCCGCGCGTGCCGCGACGATGACGGGCAGCTCCTGCGGTGGGACGCTGGGACGTGGCTTGCCGTGCTCGCGCACCGTAGGGCGACGACCGCGGCGTGAGGGTGGGTGGCGCCCGCTACGCTCCGGCTCATGCTTTACGCCGACGGCTGGGAAGCCGTGGATGCCATCGGATCGTTCGGTGCCCTGGTCGTCGCGGTCGGGACCTCGGTCGTCACGTCTATCGGGTGGTGGAAGTCGCGGGGCGAGCGTGATCGGCTCCTCACCAGGGATCGTCGACGTGAACGGGAAGCACAAGCTCGCCAGGTCGTCATTGGGCGAGAGGACTTCACCATCACCACCGACGACGAGGTCGACCCGGAGACCGGGGCGCCGAGCCATGTCGAGTGGCGTACACGCGCGATCGTCTTCAACGGGTCAAGTGCGCCGATCGCCGGAATGGCCGTGTACGTAGTCTTTCGTGATCGCGATCCGTCGTACGTCGATGGAACCGACTACTTCCGGCCCGGACGTGAGCGTCGTGCGTTTCCGCGACGCTGCGGGGCGACACTGGGAGCGCCACGAGAGTGGGCGGTTGACGCGTACGAACTCGTGGGGCGTCGCTCTACCCGACGCGCCGTCCTGACCTGCGGCTTGCGCGGTTATCCACAGCCCCGCATACTGGGCGTGCGTTCGGCATGCCCGCAACGCCCCACACGACCCCCGTCGAGCCCGCCGGCTCCGGGGGTCGCCCCATGTCCGCGCGACGTCGACAGCCCGCCCGGCGCGGTGAGACCACGCCAAGGCAGGTGACGAGCGATGCCACCAGCCCGCCCCTGGTCGGCCGACGAAGACCAGCACCTCCGCGACCTCGCCGCCGCCGGGCACTCCGTCCGCGACATGGCCGCCGAGCTCGACCGGCACCGCTCCTCCGTAGCCCGGCGCATGCGGCACCTCGGGATCATCGTCGACCGCACCGCAACCCTCGCCGCCACCACCGCGAACGTGACGGACGCCCGGTCGCGGCGGGCCGCGCTCGAGCTCGCGCTCCTCGAGGACGCCGAGCGCCTCCGCCGGCAGCTCTTCGCCCCGACCGTCGTCTTCAACTTCGGCGGCAAGGACAACACGTACGAGGAGCGCACCCTCGCGCAGCCGCCCCACGCCGACCAGCTCAAGATCGTCCAGGCCGCTGGTGCCGCGATCGACCGGTCGATCAAGATCGCTGTGCACGACGCTGATGGCGGGATCGTGGACGCCCTGTCGATGCTCGACGGGATCGCGAACGCGATCACCGCGGCCGCTGACACCCTGCCCGACCAGGACGCGTCGTGACCGGCCCGGCGTTCGCCGCGCAGGCCGTCGTCGCCGCCGTCATGGCCGGCCTGTCCCCCAGGCAGGTCTGGTCGATCGCCCGCGCGACCGCCCGCGTGAACCTCTGGACGGGCAGCATCCGGTCCGGGAAGACGATCGCGTCGCTGCTGCGGTGGCTGATCTACGTCGCGAAGGCGCCCCGCGGTGGGGAGCTCGTGGTCGTCGGCCGCACCCGCGAGAGCATCGCGAGGAACGTCTTCGGGCCCCTCAAGGACCCGTCCCTGTTCGGCACCCTCGCCCGCCACGTCGCCTACACCGCGGGCGCGCCGTCCGGGGTGATCCTCGGGCGCACCGTGCACGTCCTGGGCGCCTCCGACGCCCGCTCCGAGGCCGTGCTCCGCGGCCTCACCGTCGCCGGCGCGTACGTCGACGAGGCCACCCTCGTCTCCGAGGCGTTCTGGACGCAGCTCCTGGGCCGCATGTCCGTGCCCGGCGCGATGCTCTTCGCCACGACGAACCCTGACGGGCCGGCGCACTGGCTCAAGCGGCAGGTCATCGACCGCGCGACCGAGCTCGGGTACCGGGTGTTCCGGTTCAAGCTCACCGACAACACGCACCTCGACCCCGTGTACGTCGCGCAGGTCTGCCGCGAGTACGTCGGGCTCTGGTACCGGCGGTTCATCCTCGGCGAGTGGGTCCAGGCCGCGGGCGCCGTCTACGAGCAGTGGGACCCTGCCCGCCACGTCGTCGAGCCGGACGCGCTGCCGACGATGGACCGGGTGCTCGCGCTCGGCGTGGACTACGGCGACCAGCACGCGACCCGCGGGTACCTCCTCGGCGTCGGTCCCGACACGCGCGAGGGCGCGGCCGGGGACCGGCTGTACGTGCTGGACGAGTGGGCGCCGGGGCACGCGACGATCGGCGAGCACGCGACCTCGCTGCGCACCTGGCTCGCCGCCCGGCCGCACGATGCGTGGCAGCGCCCCGAGTGGGTCGCTGTTGACTCCGCGGCGGCGAGCTTCCGGCACCAGCTGTTCCACGACGGCGTCCCCGGCGTCCGCAACGCCCACAAGGCCGTCCTCCCGGGGATCCAGCTGATCGCGTCGCTGCTCGCCGTCGACAAGCTCGTCGTGTCCGCGACGTGCCCGCGCCTGATCGAGCGGATCACCGGGTACGTGTGGGACGACAAGGCCACCGCGCGCGGTGAGACTGCGCCGGTGAAGGCCGACGACGACGAGGTCGACGCCCTGCGGTACGCGATCTACACGACCCGCCATGATTGGCGCTCCGCCGTCCCCATCGCCCCGGCGATGGACGACGCGCCGGGCGCCGACACCACCGACTGACCGAGGAGGCTGGCATGCCGCTGCCCGTGAACGGCACCGCGTGGCCCCCGAAGGAGCTCGCCCCGATCCGCACCCAGCAGGATGTCTGGGACGCCTGGTACGTCGGCACCCCCGACCGGCTCACCGCCGCGTACCGCACGGCGCAGCGCGACGACCGTGCGAGCACGACGCGCCGCGCCCAGTACTCCGGCGGCGTCGTCGGGTCCCTGGCCCGGTTCTGGTGGGGGCGACCAGACACGGGGCTCGCGCAGCGGCGCGACCAGACGCACGTCCCGATCGCCGCGGACCTGTGCCGCGCGTCCGCGGACCTCCTGTACGCCGAGCCGCCCGTCGTCACGACCGACAGCGACGACGAGGCGACGAAGAACCGGCTCGGCGAGTACGTCGACGACGCCCTCGCGACCACGCTCGCGGCGGGCGCGGAGCTCGGGGCGGCGCTCGGCGGCCGGTACCACCGGGTCACGTGGGACGCGCAGCTCACGGACCGGCCGTTCCTCACGACCGTCGACGCCGACGCCGCGTGGCCGGAGTTCCGGTGGGGTCGCCTCGTCGCGGCGACGTTCTGGCACGTCGTCGCCCGTAGCGGCGCTACCGTGTGGCGGCACCTCGAGCGCCACGAGCTCGACGCCCAGGGCTTCGGCCTGGTGTTCCACGCCCTGTACGAGGGCACCGGGGACAACCTGGGCCGCGTCGTCCCACTGACCGAGCACCCGGCGACCGCCGCGCTCGCCGACCTCGTCGCCGCGGACGGCGCGCTCGCCGCCGGCCGCACCCCAGGCCTGTGCGTCGCGTACGTCCCGAACCAGACGCCGCAGCGTCGCTGGCGCGACCACCCGGTCGGCCGGTCGCTCGGCCGCTCGGACCTCGACGGCGTCGAGGGGCTGATGGACAACCTCGACGAGACGTGGTCGTCGCTGATGCGGGACATCCGACTCGCGAAGGCGCGCCTCATCGTCCCGGGCGAGTACCTGCGCGACAACGGCCCCGGCAAGGGCGCGTCGTTCGACCTGGACGCCGAGGTGTACGAGGCGGTCCACGCCCCGCTCGGCGACGTCGACAGCAGCGGCCTCGCGGTCACGGCGCAGCAGTTCGCGATCCGCGTCGACGAGCACCTGCGCACCGCCGACAGCCTCGTCTCCCGCATCATCCAGTCCGCCGGGTATGCCGGCGCGACGTTCGGTGAGGACGGCGGCGACGGTGGCGCGATGACCGCGACCGAGGTCCACGCCAGGGAGCGCGCGTCGTTCCAGACGCGGGACCGGAAGATCCGCCTCGAGCGGCCCGCCGTGCAGCAGCTCATGGGCAAGATGCTGAGCATCGACGCGTCGGTGTTCGGCACGGCCCTCGACACCAGCGCGCACGTGACCGTCGCGTTCCCCGACAGCGTGCAGGACTCGGTGCTGACCCTGGCGCAGACCGCGCAGACCCTCGACGCTGGCCGCGCCGCGTCGACCGAGGTCAAGGTGCAGCTCGTGCACCCGGACTGGGGCAAGGAGCAGGTCGACGAGGAGGTCGCGCGGATCGTCGCCGAGCAGGCCGTGGCGTCGCCGGACGTCGTCCCGACGTTCTGACGGGAGGCCCGTCGTGCCGGTCGATCCTGGGTTCGGTGAGCGTCTCGCGCGCCGTGTCTCGACGCTCTACGCGCAGGCCGAGCTCGTCGTGCTGCGCCTGATCCGGGACCGGGTCGCGCGCGGGATGGACGCCCCGGACTGGGCGGAGCAGAAGGCGTTGCAGCTCGAGGCGCTGCGCCGGGAGATCGCCGAGCAGCTCGCGGCCACGCAGGACGCGGGGACGAAGGAGCTGCTGCAGGTGATCCTCGATGCCGCCAGCGCGGGCGAGGGTGCCGCGGCCGCGGACCTGGCCGCTCTCGGCATCGACGCGCCGGTGCTCTCGCCGGCGGCGCAGGCCGCGGTGCAGCAGATCGCCGCGGAGACGACGTGGAAGCTCCACGCGCTGCCGGCGCTGGTGTTGCGGGCGTCGACGGACGCGTACCAGCGCGTCGTCGCGCAGGCCGCGTCGACGGTCGTCCTCGGGGCGCAGACGCGCCGTCAGGCGGCGCAGCAGGCGATGGACGGGCTCCTCGGGCGTGGGATCGGCGGGTTCACGGACTCGGCCGGGCGCCGGTGGCAGCTCGCGTCGTACGTCGAGATGGCCGTGCGCACCGGTGCCGGTGGGGCCGCGATCCAAGGTCACGTCGCGACGTTGTCGGCGTCGGGCCTGGACCTGGTGCTCGTGTCTGACGCGCCGCGGGAGTGCCCGCTGTGCCGACCGTGGGAGGGCAAGGTCTTGTCGATCTCGGGGCAGTCCGTCGGGACCGTCGAGGTCCGGTCCGCGACGACCGGGCAGCCAGTGAAGGTGCACGTGGCCGGGTCCGTCGCGGAGGCGCGGGCGGCCGGGTTCCAGCACCCGAACTGCCGGCACTCCCTGAACGCGTACGTGCCGGGTGCGGCGATCGCGCCGAAGCCGCGCAGCTCCCCCGAGGGGTACGAGGCGCAGCAGCGGCAGCGGGCGCTCGAGCGCGGTATCCGCACGTGGAAGATGCGAGAGGCGATCGCGCTCGACGAGCCGGCGCGGCGCGCGGCCGCGGCGAAGGTCAGCGAGTGGCAGGCCGCGCTCCGGGCTCACCTGTCGGAGAACCCGGAGCTGAAGCGGCAGTCGGCGCGCGAGCAGATCGGGAAGGCCCGCTAGGATGCGTCGCCGCGCTCCTGCCCGCACTCGACACAGAACCACACGCGTTCGGTGCCGCTGAGCGACTCCTCGTCGGCGCGCTGCCGTCGCAGCCTGTGCCCGCAGACCTCGCAGTCCATCGCACGTCCCCTTTCGTCGTTCGCGCGCCTGGTGCGCGCGACCTGGCCCGGACCGTAGGGCCGACCACCCACAACAGCGCCCGGGAGGCACTGGACTATGTCCGAGAACACCAGCACCACGAGCACCACCGACGGTGCAGCCAGCCAGCAGGACGCGCAGGCGCCCGCCCAGCAGGCGAACAGCGCCGGGCAGGCACCCGTGCCCACCCCGGGCGAGATCGCCGCGCAGCGCGCCGCACAACAGTCCGCCGCGACGACGACGGACTGGGACGGGAAGGTCGAGTCCCTCCCCGCCGACGTCCAGAAGCTCATCGCGGGCCTGCGCAAGGAAGCCGGCGACGCCCGCGTCAACGCGAAGACCGCAGCTGCCGAGCAGGCGAAGAGCGAGCTCGCGCAGACGATCGGCAAGGCCCTCGGCATCGTCAAGGACGGCGACGCCGCCCCCGACCCCGAGCAGCTCGCCAAGACCGCGGCCGACTCCGCCGCGTCCGAGCGGCAGGCGCGCGTCGAGCTCGCCGTGTTCCGCGCCGCCTCCGCCGCGAAGGCCGACCCCACCGCGCTCCTCGACTCCCGCGCCTTCCTCGCGAAGGTCGCGGACCTCGACCCAACCGACACCGGCTTCGCCGACGCGGTGAAGACCGCCATCACCGAAGCGGTCAAGGACAACCCCAAGCTCGCAGCGACCCAGGCGGTCGCTGGCGCGAGCAGCGTCGACCACGCCGGCGGGACCGGCGAAGGCGCAGTGACGGCGGAGCAGTTCGCCGCCATGAAGCCGGCGGAGAAGAACGCACTCTTCCTCGCCAACCCCACCCTGTACCGCCAGCTCACCGGCCGATAGAGCCGGAGATCGGAGCGTCATCATGACGCAGACCCTCAGCACCGACATGTTCCGCCCCGAGGTCTGGGAGGACATCGCCCAGGCCGAGTTCGCCGGCCAGGTCGTCGTCGCCGGATCGGCGGCCGTCGTCCAGAACGACACCCTCGTCGGGCAGCCCGGAGACACCGTCGAGTTCCCGAAGTGGATGGAGCTGTCCGACCTGGACAACCTGTCCGAGGGCACGGCCATGACCCCGGTCAAGCTCACCCAGAAGTCCTCGAAGACCACGATCAAGGAGGCCGGCAAGGCCGTCGAGATCACCGACAAGGCGCGCCTCACGGGCATCGGTGACGTGCAGGCCGAGGCGATCCGTCAGTTCGGCGTCCTCGCCGCCCGGAAGGTCGACGGTGACCTCATCACCGCCGCGAGCGCGACCGTCGTCGGGGGCGTCACGTACGCCGACGGCACGACGGCCACCGACTCGGCCCCGCTGAACTACAACATCACGGGGTCGGCGACCCTGACCCTGTCGTGGGAGGCCATCGCGGACGCGATCGCGCTCGCCGAGGACGACTACGAGCCGTCCGAGTGGGCCGGCCTGTTCATCCGCGCCGAGCAGCGCACCCAGCTGTGGAAGGACGACGACTTCATCCGCGCGTCGGAGACGTCGGCCGGCGGCCAGGGTTCGGTCGTGGGGCGCGGGTACCTCGGCGACATCGCCGGGCTCCCCGTGTTCGTCACGAACCGGCTCGCGTCGAACAAGGCCGTGATCCTGAAGAAGAACAGCCTCGGGCTGCTCTACAAGCGGCGCCCGATCGTCGAGCAGGACCGCGACATCCTCGCGCGCAGCACGCTCGTCACGACGAACCTGCACTACGCGACGAAGCGCCTGAACGACAAGGGCGTCATCTACATCACCGCGTCGGCGTCCTGATGGGCATCGGCGCGCTCCGTCGACACCGTGAGCAGCCCGACGAGGGCGTGCCGGCGGACCTCGAGGAGCGGACCGTGGCGCAGCTGCGGGCGCTAGCTCGTGAGCGTGGCATCAGCCTGGGCGGTGCGACCGTCAAGGCGGACATCGTCGCGGCGATCCGTGAGGCGCTCGAGCCTGCGGGCGTGGACGGCGAGCAGACCGACGGCGAGCAGACCGACGGCGAGCAGACCGACGGCGAGCAGACCGACGGCGAGCAGACCGACGGCGAGCAGACCGACGGCGAGCAGACCGACGGCGAGCAGAC